TTGAGGAGGTGCCATAGCCCCACTGGTAAAAGCCTGATTGGTAGGTATAACTCCATCAGCTTCGTTGGCTAAACACTCATCGCTCACCCTATCATCACCGGATGTCACCCACTCCTTGCCGTCTATCCCCATATCCTTCATTGTATCAAGACTTGCCTGACTAAGAGCCTCTGATGTTTCGGTTCGAGCTATCATCTCGGCCCTTGATTTCAATGTAAGCCCTGGCCTAATCTCTGATGGTGCGCCCCTAGCCATCCAATCGAATTTATGCCGTATATCACTTTGAATCCCAGGTATCCCCCGCTTATTCCTTATCCCGTCAGCAATAATATTTGAAATCTGGTTCCTAGTCTCTGCATTGATACCGTCAACCAATTTTACCTTTGATATATGCTTGGTCGCCCAATCAATCGCCCCTTGAACTGGCGGCCCCTCATAGGCAATCGGGATACCGGCTTTCGTCTTCCCCCAGGTTATCATCTCGGCCTGGCCTTGAGAATAAATCTTTACCAGTTGCCCGTTTATCCGAGTTGTTAAAGTATCATCAAAGGCTGCCAATAAGGGGTCGAGGAGGTCGCCTGTTTCGCTACCCAGCGACTCTTTAACATATTGATTGTAAATCTCGTCTATCCTGTCATACGGGAAGGCGGCAGATAGCGACTTGAAATATTTAGCCAGCTCTCTTTGAAGGCTTATTCTTAGCCTTAGATTTGCGGGGCTGTTTGGATTTGCCGGTATCTCCGCTTCCAGTAGTTGAATCGTCTGTTCCAGTTCCTGTAAGACTGTCATCTATCTCCCCATTAGCAAACTTTTTAGGGATGTCTCTCAAGTCCTCTTCTGGATGCTCTTCAGCCTTTGGTAGCATATCGTGGAGTGTTATTTTTACCTCTGCCACTTCCCCCGTGCCTTTACACTCAGCACACGCTACCTGTAGTAAGCCGTGATTGAATTCATTGAATCCCTTGCCTTCACACTCTGGACACTTCATTTATTTACTCCTTTAAACGATACCTTTTATCACCTACTATTATATTAACTTTCGCTTCGGCGATAACCTCAATACTAGATGGGGCTACCACTAAATCAACTTCAGTAGGACGTTTGGCTTGAGAATGGAGAGTTAATTCCATAAGAATATTACTAATCTCCATATCATCTAGTGAAGTGTGGCGATGCCCCTCTTCGTCTTCCCATATTTTTAGCTTCATCTACCTTTACTCCTTTTAAACTAGAACACAAGTTACCAAGCAAGCCAATGCTATAAGCATTACCCCTACCACCAGACACACGATTCCCATTGCTACTCTCATTTTATTACTCCTTTTTATTTAGACTCTCCTGAAATTGCTTTAACGCCTTGACCAACTTCACTTCAGGATTTCTTTGTGCTTCCTGTGTCAGTTGGTCTAGCACCTCCGCAGGGTCGTTTATCCCCAGTGCCATCAACGCTGTCTGTCTGACATCATCCGAATAGGCAAACTCAGGGAACGCCTGTACCATCAATGAAAGCGTCTGCCCTATTAATGCTACATCCGCAGGGGCAATCGCCGGGAAGTCCATGTCAATATGTATGTCAGTCTTGAGGTCGTTCTGAGCTAGGATAAGCTCGTTAATATCCTGATATGTGTCCTGCCATACTTTCTGATAGGATTGGAACATCTTCTGCATCGGGAGTTCTACAGTTTTGGCTGTCGCTAGGTTCCCAGTAGATATATCCCCGAAGTATTGCTCAGGGATTCCAAATGCCGCACATATCTGGTATTTAATCATCTTTGCATCTTGGTATGCACCTGAAGCACCCGTATCAGTCTTAATAGGTGTGGTATCGACACCCTCATTCTCAACAATCACGGAGGCCGCGGCTGGAGTCTGTGCATCCGTCTTTGCCTTAATCGCATTTACCGCCGCCTGCCCACCCTTGACCTTCTGGTGCCAGGCGAACTTTGCCAGCGCCAGCATAATCGCTATTCTGGATCCTAAGAACTTGGTGTAATACTTCAGCCAAGGCAACGCCGGCAGTAATAAAGGGTTGCCCCTTTGCGTGATAGTGTTATATGTCAGATGATAGACTAAAGCATCGTCATTCTGCCTTACAGTGGCTCCCATGGCAGTCTTGGCAAATTCACCTTTTATGTTAGTCGTGCTTCTGTAAATAGTTTGATGTGGGCTGCCTTGATTATCCGTCCAGTCCCTTACATAGAATTTAACATCCTCTATGTCCTCGGGATTGGTTATAATCTCGGTTATCTCGAGCGGGTCAATGCACCGGATGGTGGTAACTCCCCCGCGGTATCCTAAGAAGATAGCAAAGAATATTTCCCCATCAACCAGGAGTTTATCAGATGACTTCCTCTGCCCCCGGGCTGATAACGTAGTCTGATTTGTAGGAGCGTTCCAAAACCCTTCAAGCGCTTTCTTGGCGGGCTTATCCTCGGTGTCCCACGCCATCCCCGGGCCGAAAGTGTAATCAGTCCACAACCTGATAGCCTGCCGTGCCATCGGGTCTTTGGTGTAATAAAGACGGGAGGTCTGTAAGTTAGTAATCCGCTCCGCACCGGTTATTACATCCCTTGATGTGCCGCTTAGATTTATCCAGCCGGCATCCTCAAGGGCAAGGTCATCTTCAACTGCCTGCGTGGCCTCTTGTAATATAGTTTCTAATTCATCCGATGGTGATGTGACTTCTCTGAGTTTACTCATAATTCAAGCCCTCTTACCGCTTGCATTGTATCGTAAATTATAACCCGCTCAACAGGCTCTTCCTCGCCGAGCATCAATTCAGTTATCGCCCATACCAGGGCGTCCAGTCTGTCCGGTGATGTATCCCCCGGGACCCACTCACAGAGCTGGTCTTCAAGTTCCGGGAAGAAGCCTACATGGTGAATCCTGCCCTGTTCATATAGCGCTGATACCGGCTCGGCCCGGATATATTTACCACGACTGGCATGGACACTCTTAAACGATACATTATTATCTACCGTCTTTATTGTGTGCTCCACCATATCACCGCCATTGTTGACCTCTCCGATTATTTTATCTGCTTTGGCGCTATGGTAACCTGTAACCGCTGCCGTCGCCCACTGGTCAGGCGTCCCCTTGATAGTGAGGTCAGCGAGTATATAGCCGTGCATTATACCAGCACTATGCGCTATACCTGCTACAATAATGCCGGTGTCCGAGCTTTCCTCTTTAGCAGTAGCTGCCGGGTCTACCCCCACCACTACCCTCACCAGGTCGGGATGCTTATTCACCCTTAGCTCGTCTATCTTTGCCCGTTCCCATAAAGCGTCAGGGTTATCGTCAAGTATCTCCCCAGCCAGCTCTTGCCGACCTAATCTGGTGCCCTCATATTTCCTCAAGATATACTTTAAGAAGGCTGGCGCCAGGTTATCCTTATTTTCTAACGTGTGCCCTCTGGTAAGGGCTGTCCTGCTATCCAGCATCAACTCTTTAATAATTTTAATCGGCCTTGGTGTGGTGGTAACTACAGCCTGGGGCTTGTCGCCTTTCCGTAAGCCCAACATCAGATTATCCCATGTGTCCTGATGGTATTTGAACTTACTCAGCTCATCCACCCACGCCTTCTGATGCTGCGGTCCTCGGAGCTGGTCTGGCTCATCCCCTGAGTAGATTATGGCCAGCACCCCATTGGGGAATGTCAGCCGGCGCTTAGATGATTCATATTCCGGCATAAACCAGGGCGGACTTATATTAAGTATAGCCGAGTCTCCAACCTCAACCATGGTGTCCCGGACATCAGCCTTGGTCTGCCCTATCAGAGCTATCGGGCTGTATCCCTCATTAGCCCACTTGATAACTAGCTCGGCGCCGGTGCGGGTCTTGCCACCACCGCGGCCACTGAGCAATAACCATATATACCAATCCCAGTCAGGGGGTAGCTGCTTCGGCCTCGCCCACATTTCCCAGTCAAAGATTAAGGCTTCAGCTTCCTTCTCGCTCAGGCTCTGTATCGCCTTGTTTCTCTCCTGTTCTGGTAGCAAGGCGATTGAGCAAGCTAATGAGTTTACCTCGTGCGTCAATATTCACCTGTCCAATATTTATTGTAGTACCAGCGGGAGCTTGCCCCTCTTCATAAATCCGTTCCATCTTGTTGAGTTCTGCAATAGCCTGCATAGGATTGTGGAGTTTAACTTTAGTTATCACCGCAGCGCCAGCTCCGTCTTCATTAAACTCAGTCTTGGCAGTTATCTCGGATAAGGCTGCTGTGTTAGGTGAGTCAGGGCCAACATCCACTAAGTCTCTGTCAGGCCCGCAAGTAACATAATCCGTAAGCCTAGCCCTGGCAATCTCGGACAGCCGCTCCTTACGCTCCACTACATCCATTATCTTGGCAGAAGCAGCCGCATCCCTCAATTCCTGAAGTCGCTCAATAACATTAAGTTTAAGCAAGTTTTGGGAAGCAATAACTACTGCCGTTTTCTTGGAATACCCAGCTATTATAGCAGCCTCAGTAGCGTTCCCTGATTGGAAGTAGTTTATGCAGAATGTTTCTTGTTTTTGTGTAAGGTTCATTTATATCACCAATAACAATTATGTTCGGTTTCATCTCGGTCTACCGAACAGGGGGTGTCTTAACTAGATAGAGTTGCGACCTCTCATCTCCGCCGAGTTCCCCTTATGCGCATCTTTATCTCCAAATAAAAAAGCCCGATATGTTTCAACCGGGCCTATTCACAATTGCTACCTGAGTATATACTAATACTAATTGAGTAACTTTGTCAAGTCCGTATCTACTTCGTAGCTTATCACCCCCTTTCTTAGTTTCAAAACAATCTTTCAAGCTAGTCGGGGAACTTAGATAGGGATTTGTCATATATTTAATTCCATTACTTCCTGTGAACATCTTTTGGCCGCTATGTTCTATCTTAGTTGCACTTACTACTATCATTTTCTTACTCAGATTAGGACTAGGGATTTGCACCACACTGCCCAATACAACCTAAACTCTATGAGCTATTGGCAATGGGACTTAAATGGCTGGTGTCTTAGTCACCCTAGAATGTTCCCTTTGCTGGCTTCATTCTCGTCTAATCCCAGACCTAGACGGCTTTGCTACTAATCTGGGAAGCTCCCCTTAAAGCCACAAGGATTTCTCCTCTTTACCATCCCATACCTTAAAAGTATGGGCACTCTCGGCTAAACCTTTCGGCGGGGCAAAGATTCGGGAACTCACGCTTAGCGTCTACCTATTCCGCCATCCTAATCATTCTATTTAATACCCTGGTTTACCAATACTCTTCATCTCTACTCCTTAATAATTAGGTACAGCAAAGCTGTTTACAAGCCCGCATCCACTTTAAGCAAACTCTCACAGCCCGGTAGATTGTGCCTTAATAACCCCACCAACGCAAAAAGCCCGTACTCAATTAAGAATACAGGCTCAATGCTCAAGGCGCTGGACTTAAAATCCAGTAGACTCTCAGGAGTTTCGTGGGTTCGAATCCCACTGCCCCCGCTCAATATATGTCGCACATGGCGAAGTCTTCTACTTTTTTAAGTCTCCAGGTTCCATCATCGAACGTGTTTCTGTTTGCGTTCGCCATGTTCCCTTATCAATTCTTGCACCTTTGCCAACTTAGGAGTTGGCGTTGGACCAACGTGATTTCCCTCCTCTGTGCTTATCTTGGTCAAAAACCTTGTGGCTTCCCTTCCGGTCAGTACAGGTGTTGGACCAATCGGCTGCGCCATGTCAACCCCCCTTTACAGGCTCCAGGACATACTTCGCCCTTCAATATATAATTAAACCACAATACAAAACGCCTGTAAAGTGCCAGTTTTACCCCTGGAAAGACACCGATTAGTATTCATTTTATCAGTGGCTCTAATCTAGCAACACAACAACCAGTCTTGTCTTCCCCTATTGGGAGACTTATTATTACACCTTTACTGGATAATCCCATTAGAATAATCTTGGCTACTGATATAGGAGAAGTGGCTACACTATCATCTGTGTTTTCTACCATGTGGCAAATATCTGCCTTCCAGTCTACGAGTTCATTAGCTAACCACTTTAATAACTCTTCTTGCTTGGTCATTTCATCTCCTTTATTTGCCTTTCAACAACTTCAATTAGGTATTCATTAAACCTTTGAAGAAACTCTTGCTCAATCCACTTCAAATCACTACAAAACGGCACTATTTTATCTGATAATGGGAATGGTAGCTCTGCCCAATCGTCTGTGTTAGGCATCAAGTCCCTGGCTTCAGTAGCTAACAAGATATTATCGGCTTCCTTCACTACACCGTCAGATGTGAGTAGATTATCAATGCCAAACTTGTGCCATATCGCTTGTAAGATAACATTCTCCATCGCCTTGAATTCAGGCATCCCTGCCTTCTCCGGTCTGGGAAGGTCAGGTATATACGCCTCTGAAGCATCGTGTAATAACGCTAAGAGTTTATATTTATCAGGAACTATCCCAGCTACCCTTATAGAATGTTCAGCTACAGAATAGAAGACACGACACGCTCCATTAAACCTACAAGTCAACGAAAGGGCGTGGGCTATGTCTTCTATGTCTATCTCATTAGGTTGTGGATTGAGGAAGTGGAATTTCCTGCCCTTAAAAGTCTCTATCCAGTGCCCACCATATTCGTTCATAATACCTCCTTACACTATAACTTTTACTGCCTTTTCCGGCTTATTGGGAAGCCCTTCCCAGAACTTTGATTTAGGCGTTAATAATTTAATTAACGGAGTGGTCAAATCTGAAGGGGGAAACCCACCTAACTCCGCATACCCACCCCACTTCAAGTAAGCGTTAGTCTTGATTAACATTTCCCTATGAGCAGTTACACGACCTGTAAGAAACCCATCTTTGTCTAATGTCCCCCTATTATCAGGCATTAAATAGACATCAGGAGCTACATTTACCACATGATCGTGGCTCATAGCATAGTAATCGGCGTGAACACAGTTTGACATTCGTTCTACCTTAACTGCTTTAGCCGACTTGGTTCTAGCCCCGCCATATCCGTGTGAGATGTAACTCCAAAATACAAATGGCTTTCCTTTCATCCGGTTATTATCATCTCCGAAAGATAGCTTGTATAACATACCTTCCGGACGATAAGGAACACCAAGAGCTTTAGCTATATCAAAGGATATGTCTATCCCAGTCTCCCTGTTAATCCTCTCCTCATGGTTCCCCGTAGTAACACCAAGAATTTTATCCTTTATGGGTGTAAACTGTTCAATTATCCAGTCTCTCTGGTCTTGCGGCGTGCCTACTTGCCTGAATATATCACCCTTTGAAGTCCTGATAGACGACTCGCACATATCCCCATTCAGAAAAACACGGCACCTATGGTTGAGAACAAAATCAATCGTTCTCTTGAGATGTCTCTCTGAAAAATAAGGGTTGCCATAGTGCGGATCGGAAATAACCAGAATATCAAGGTCATCCCAATCAGGCGATAGCACACTCCCAAACCACCTTAATTCCTGCCCTACATCCATCCCTTACCTCCTATCACTTCTTATTTGAGGTAACTTTCTGTTCAATGTTTACCTCCTGTAGCCCAATTCTTCAATGGTTTTCAATTTCTTTATTATATCTCCCCTTTCTTTACCACCACCGACTTCATACCAAGGACAAGTTTTAGAATGACTATGCCTTTGCCAATATCTCGCCCCTGAATACCCACAGAATATACAGGGAGAACAGATTACATCACCCCTCAATATATCCCTACCCTCTATACTCTCTTTTACCTCTTTATCCATTTTTACCTCCTGCTATTCCTCTTTCGTTTAGCTCTCTCTTGTATCTGTGTCTTGGTAAGGTTTTTATTCAATCTAGACCTCCTTTGTTTCTTCCAGTTCACATAATCTTTTTTACGCTTCCAGC